CTATGCGATTTTTTGCAATGCGGCGGCGAGAACGGCGATGGTTTCATGTGTGTAGTGCGAGGTGATGTCGGCTTTGGTAGAGTGCCCCATGAGCCACTTGACCGTCAGGTCATCCACACCGACGGCATGGAGCTTCGTGGCAAAGGTGTGGCGGCACCAGTGAGGTGTGGCGTTTGGAGCTCCAATCTTCTCCATGAGGGGAGAGAACAGCTCGCGGTACAAAGCGGAACGGATCATTTTGCCATCTGCGCTGCAGATGATCGTATCGCCGCCGCGGGCGAGCCAACGGTCCAGATAGGGGCGGATCTTCGGGTGAATGGGGATGATACGGTTTTTGCCCGCGTCGGTCTTTAAGCCGCCTTGCAGATAGCAGCCGTCCTCGGGGTGGTAGGAGAAGCGGGTGAGCTGCAAAAACTCGGAAACACGAAAGCCGGTGTAGCAGAGCATTAGGGCGGTATCGGCCCACGGCTCGCCTGCCGCGGCCAGCTTCTCCAGCTTCTGAAGCTGGAGATCGGTCAGCGCGTTGCGAGGGTTCTTGATGTCTACGGAAGGAATGTCGAGATACTGCGAGTAGTCCTTGCCGAGAATGTCACGCTCCATCGCATAGGAACAAAGCTGCTTGATGAGAATGGCGACATTGTTGATGGTGCTTTGGGAAAGACCTTCACCTTCGCAATCGTCGAGGATCTGCTGCCAGTCGTCGAGCGTAATAGTTCGGATCTTGCGGTCGGCGTAGCGGCTGACGCGCTTATTCCACGCAGCGGTATAGCTGCGGATGCTGCTGTCATTAAACTTGCGGAAGCTGCGGGCCTTCCAGCCGTCGAAAACTTCCTGCAGCGTGGCGTTCATGCGGTCAGCGGTCGGCGCGGTACCGGCGAGCCGGTTGCGGTTGTACTCCTCCAGCGCAGCCTGCGCTTCGGCGGCCTTCTCGTGGTAGGAAAGCGCGCGCTGGACGATGTGGCCGTATTCGTCATGGGCGGAGACGCGGACCATATAAGGACGGCGGCGGTTGCCGGAGAGCCGGACAATGCTGCCGCTGCCGTTTGCGCGTTTCATGGAAAAACCTCCTTTTGGTGTTGCATGAAGCGCGGAGAGATGCTAAAATAGGCATGATCTCCCTGTGCTTCGTCGAAGTGGTGCGAGGTGATCCTTGCCGTCCTTGGTGTTTGCAGCGCCGAGGGCGGCTTTTTTGGAAAATGTCACAATTGACAAATACATCAATTGCGCATATACTAACTATGCTAACTCGTGAAGGGCAAAAGCTGGGTTCCCGAATGGGAGTAGGTGGTTTCACTTAGAATTCCCATGCTCCTGGGGTTAGCTTTTCTTTTTCTTTAAATGATGCTTTAGATTCTGAACAATGTGTTCGGGATCTTTTTTTATTTCTTCTGAGATAAAATCGATTGCAGCCATTGAGTAGCTGTATGTTGGAGGGGAATATGCCTTGAATGTATAACATAACTTTGAATTTTCTTTAATTCCGTAGTATTTATTGAATAGATCAAGGTGATAGGAGTTAAAGGGCTTTGGGTCACCATCATATTTCAGAACAATGCCAGCGCGGCTGATTCTATTGTTGACCTCTTTTATCAGCTTTTTTGCAGTATATTTGTATACATCGTTTGGATCTTTGAGTTCTTTGATTATCTGCACGCCCGGTTCGGCATCTTTCGAGATATGGACGATATCAGTAGCTTTGCCGACATCTTTTGTAAGGTAGTGATAATGCTCGACTCGTATGGCAAACGAATCATTATTGCTATCAATGTCTTTGCTGATGGATTCCATTGTTGAGACGAGACGATTAGCGATTTGACCTGGGTACTTTGCGCGGATTTCTGCCGAGTTCAGAGATTTCATACTAACAGACAACGTAAGAAAGTTCTGGGGGACAATGTTAGTCATATCGATATTATGATATTCCCGCATTCTTTCTGTGAAATTAAAGATACATGCTTGGAACAAGGGGATATATAACATCTCGTACTCTTCGACAATGAAATGGGTGCTTGTATTTCTAAGGTCTACAATACGCAATAAGTTCTTTCGCGCGGGGGAATGCTCATTGGTATCGACCATTCTAATACAGTTTTCCAGACTGATCGTTCGCTCAGGATTGTCCTTATAGTAAATGGCGGATTCATCAATAGACTTCGCTATATGAGCTTTCAACATAAGCTCCCATGCATTGCATATAAAAAAGCTGAATCCTTCAACGCGATAGTGTATAGATGGCTTATTGTATATCTCGATTGCCATTAGAAAAGCTTCTATTGACTTTTCGAGTAGCTTAGAAACAAGGCCTGGATCGTACGCCATAATTATTTCAACTCCTTTTGCCGCGCATAACATTATTATGATTGTTGATTAATGGGCTTTTTGCTCTTAGAATGTGTGCTTTCGCAGCGGGAACGTTATCGGGCGAGCGGGGGGATGGGGTAACGGTGCCGGGTGATGACGCGGCCCTGACAGACGAGCGTCTGGCCGCTGCTCGGGTAGATCGGCACGTCCGCGTCCGCGCGCTTGCGGTTGAGGGAGAACAGGTAGGTCATGCCGAACGGATCGCGGTAATACTGCTTGATGACGCTGCCGCCATCCACGCAGAACACACCGATGTCGCCGTTGACGATGGCATCGTGATTGACGAATACGGTGCTGCCGTCGGGGAAGTCGGGCTCCATGCTGTCGCCCTGTACGCGGATCGCGTAGGCAGCGCCCTGCGGATCGTCCGGCCCAAGCTCATACGGCTCGAAGTCCTTGCCCTCGACCGGGGCGGCGATACCGGCGGCGGACGGCTCCAGATAGCGGTTGATGACCTTCGGCTCGAAGTTGTTGAACTGTGTGTCGTTTATAAAACGGTCCTCATCCTCGCAGCGCTGCTTCTCGATGTTCAGAACCTCGCGCACGGCGGATTTGCCCCAACTGTCTAAATCAGAATAATCCTTTGCGATCTTCATGGCCTCGTCCGAAAGGGACGGGGCTTTTTTGTTTTTGGTCGAAGTTAAATTGGGGGAGTACAGGTCGTCAAGACTATAGCCCAAAAAGTGGACTAATTGGCGCATCGTCTCGAGCTTCGGCTCTTTTGTAGCGCCGGCAAACAATTTTTCAAGTGTGGGCTCAGGGATACCGGATTGCTCGGCGATTTCGTATGTTGTCAATCCGGAGCGCTTTTTCATAAGTTTCAATTCATCATTCCACATGAGCTGATCCCTCCTTGCCCACCAATATAACAGAGGAAAACGAGAAAAGCAAGAAAAAAATTTCCTTGCAAGGTGGAAAAACTTCTTGACAAACCACCGCGTATGGTGGTAATATGCAGACAGAAACCACCGTGCGCGGTGGAAAGGAGGTGATTGCGATGCTGGATAATCTACGCGCAGAAATGACGCGACACGGGATTACTGCTTCCGATATTGCCCGTGTGGTGGGGAAAACAGACCGCAGTATCCGTGACAAAATTAGCGAAAAGCGAGACTTCACGCTGCCGGAAAGCGCAGCAATACGAGACGAATTGTTCCCTGGACTGTCGCTTGAGTATTTGTTTGCTCGCGGTGGCACCGTGGGACGAGAGAAGGGGGCGTAAGAAAGTGAGACTCGACTTGCTACTCTCTTGCCTCGTCGGTGGGGTTATCGGCCTCGGAATTCCGCGGAGGGTCATCGGATGGATAAAACGCGAATGCGGCATCGAAGGCGCCCCACGCCATGATGAAGCCGAAACCGCCGCAAAGCAAAAGGGAGACGCGGAGGACACCAGCGAGGTTAAAGGGAGTTGCGTTCGGGATCGCAAATGCGAAGGTGAGTGAAAACGCCATAGTGAAAAGCGAAATAAAGAATTGCCGGTGAACGAGCTTCTTTGAGGCGCGGTGCTGCGTGTGATCGGGTGATGGTGCCTTGAAGAAGAGGTAGATGCGTTTGGCGAGGGCACACAAGAGTGTACAGGCGATGCCGGCAAGAATGTTTTCAAGCACAGACTGAAGCATATTTTGACCTCCTTTGCGGCCAGTATAGCACGGCGGCGGGGAGGGAGCAAGAAGAAAGGAGAAACACAATGCCGAGAAGAGTGACGGCGGATGTGCCGACGGAAGAGGCTATCCTGGCCTATAACAACGTGCCGATCGAGCTGGCCGCCAAATTCATAGGCTGGTCGGACATCACGATCCGGTACGCCCTGCAGGAGGAGCGCGCCCCCTTCGGGATGGCGGCGCAGAACCCGAAGACGGGGACGTGGAGCTACAACATCAGCCCGGGGCTGCTGCTCAAGTACAAGAACGGCGAGCTGCCGGCGTGGAAGCTCAAGGACCTGAGCACGATGCTGGCCGACCACGCCGAGCGCATCATCGACGAGCGCGTGGGCTCGGTCGGAAAGCTCATCGACAAGCTGCTGGGAGGGAAGAGCGCATGAAAAAGAAGCTGCTGCTCTGTAAGCCCTGCGCGGTGACGATGGGCGCGTGCATCGACCTTGTGCAGGTCACGCGCGAGAAGGACAAGAAGGTGGTCTGCGAGCAGTGCGGCCGCAAGCGCTTCGGTGCGGAGTACGAGGTCGGAAGGAAGGGGGCAGGAGCATGAGCAGGGATCTCTTCGACGACGTACACGATACCATGCTGGGCTTTTTGGCTCTTGCACTCTTCTTTGCGGCCGCGGCGCTGGAAGGGGCATGGGCATGATGGGAAACGGTATCAAGGGGCCGTGCCTAAACTGCCCGGACCGCAATGCAGGCTGCCACGGAAAGACGGAGGACGGCGCGTGGAGGTGCAGCCGGTGGGCCGCGTATCAGGCGGAGCAGGAGACCTTCCGCGCGAAGGCGGCGGAGGACTTCAAGCGCGTGGAAGTGGCGATGGGCTACAAACGCGAGAGCAGGCTCCGCAATGCAAAACGCCGTACCAGTCTGGAGCGGCGCAGGAGAAAGTGAAGGGAGAGAAGAACATGAAACGGGAAAATGCGTGGGACGGGGTGTGCTTCCTCTGCGGCCGGGACGGCACGGAGGACCCGCTGGACTTCCACCACATCTTCGGCGGAAACGCTGCGGACCGGAAGAAATGCGAGCGGTACGGGCTGAAGGTGCGGCTGTGTCACGGACGCTGCCACATCTTCGGGCCGGAGGCGGCGCACAACTGCGCCGAGACCATGCGGACGCTGCGCCGCTACGGTCAGCGCAAGGTGATGATCAAGCAGGGCTGGACGGTGGACGAGTTCCGGCTGAGCTTCGGCAAGAACTACCTCGACGACGAGGAGCTTGCGGAGATCGCGGCCATTCAGGCGGAGAGCGCATAAGAAAAGCGGCTGACCGTGGCACCGGTCAACCGCAGCGAAGAAAAATCACGAAAGGAGATCTCTTCCCCGTCATTGTAGCACAAGGCGGGGAAGAAAAGCAAGGGTATGAACGAGTTTTTGGATCAGGCATTGAATAAGCTCGCCGAGACGGTGAGCGGGCAGAAGGAGAACGCAATGGCGCCGAGCGTGCGCGAGGCCTTGACGGACTTCTGCCGGCAGGACGCGGAGTTCGCGCAGGCGGTGGCGCAGGGCGGCAGCTTCAAGGACTGCATGGCGGCGGTCGCCAAGGGCGTCGGGGGCAGCATTCCCGACCTCGAAGCCTACCGCAGAGCGGTGCGCTTTTACTTCAAGGGGGCGGACGTTCATTTTCACATGGAGCTTGACCTTTGCCCGGCGGCAGAGGAAGCGCCGCGCAGCGCGCAGAAGAAGATCCTCGACATCGCGGACTTCCTGTGAGGTGACGGTATGCGGTGCAATCTGACAGAGGCGGAGCAGAAGGCCGCGATGGAGGTCCCGTTCCTCTGCACGGGAGAGGAGCAGGAATTTATCGAGCGGTGCTTCACCGGCTATCTCTTCTTTGAGCATGAGGCGAACGAGGACGGAAGGCTCGGCGTGACCACGGAATGCACGCGCTGCGGCCGAAAGGTATGGTGGACGGAGCGCGAATGGAAACGCTTCAAGCAGGAGAACAACGTCAAGGCAAGGTCGGACCTTCTGTGTCCGGACTGCGGCTGCGGTGTGACGCTTTATCCGCGCGGAAGGCTGCGCAGCGGGAATACGCTGGACGAATACCGGCAGGTCGTGCTGCTGCGCGCCATCGATGGGGCGCTGCGCGCGGTCGCGCTGGAAGTGCGGAAGCATCACGGGCGCTGGGAGTCGGACGACGCGGAGAGCTGCACAAAGGCCGCCTATTACTTCGCGCAGGGCAAGTGCCAGAAGTGGCAAAGAAGGTGGGCGTGGAGCGAGGAAGAACAGCGGTACACGCCGCAGCTTATCCCACAGAAAACCATGACGGAGCCGTTCGCA